TGCGTTAAAGCTTCATTTTGAAACAGATTATGATGCGGTCAAATACCATTATAAAACCAGAGTAAATGCACAATCTTTTTTTAAACGAAGAGATAAGTATTTCTTTGCGAAGCTTGGTAAGACTTATGGCAAGGATCTAACAAAGTATTACGTATCTAATTTTATTAAAGACGTAAAGTACGTAGGTGACATGCTAGGGCCTGATGGCGAAACTAACTACAATGATATGGTAAAAGTTCATGAATCATTGTCGTATAAATTCAAAAATGATATAAATAAATTATCATCAATGGTTAACAAATTTGATGAGATGTTAGAGTGCAGAGATAATGAATATCCTATTGTTATTGATGCACTCTTACAAGAAGAAATTTGTTTAGAAACTGTGGTCATACTTCATAAGCTAACTGGCTTTATGAATAAAGCAGATAAACAAATAACCGAGACTATCATGTGGCCTGATATCTCACGTAAAGTACATAAGTACAATCCATTCATTACTATCGATCGAGATAAAATGATAAAGATTGTAACAAAGTCCTTTACAAATTAGTGATAGTGTGTTATAATATAAATCTATATTATGTATAAAGTGGATAATTCAGACAATACAAATATATACAACGGAGAAAAAATATGTCTTTAAGTAATCTAAAATCTAGTCGTGGCTCGTCTATCGACAAACTCGTTCAAGCAGCTGAAGCTGTATCTCAAAAAGCAGAAACTAAATCTTACGGTGATGATCGTTTTTGGAAACCAACTCGTGATAAAGCAGGTAATGGTTATGCAGTAATTCGTTTCCTTCCACCTAAAGAAGGTGAAGATCTACCGTGGGCACGTTACTGGGATCATGGTTTCCAAGGTCCAACTGGTATGTGGTATATCGAAAACTCATTGACTTCTATTGGTCAAGATGATCCTGTTTCAGAAGCAAACAGCATTTTGTGGAATAGTGGTCGAGATGAAGATAAAGCACTGGCTCGTGAACGCAAGCGTCGTCTACATTATGTTTCAAATATTCTTGTTATCTCAGATCCAGCCAATCCTGAGAATGAAGGTAAAGTATTCCTTTATAAGTTTGGTAAGAAAATCTTTGACAAGATCATGGATGTAATGCAACCTCAGTTCCAGGATGAAGATCCTGTAAACCCTTACGATTTTTGGGAAGGTGCTGACTTCAAACTAAAAATTCGTAAAGTAGAAGGTTGGGTAAACTACGACAAATCTGAGTTTGGTTCTCAATCGGCTCTGTTTAATGCAGACGAAGAAAAGCTAGAAGAAGTATATTCGAAGGTACATTCTTTGACTGACTTTACAGATCCAAGTAACTATAAAAGTTATGCAGAACTAAAAGCTAAAATGAATAAAGTACTAGGTGTAGAAGCCGGTGAAGTTGCTGAGGCTGCTCCTGTAGCTGCTGCAGTTGCTGAACCAGTCATGGCTGCTGAATCTGCTCCGGTAGGTAATACTGCTGAAGCTGAAGAAGATGATACACTCAGCTATTTCGCTAAGCTAGCTCAAGAATCATAATAACAAAAAATAATAATAACCTTTAGAGCCCTTCGGGGCTCTTTTTTTGTATATATAATATAGGTTAGTCCACTTCAGCGACTCGCATTTGTTCATGCGTTAAAAGACTACTTCAATCCTGACTAGGAGAAGTATATGAACACTTTAATGTATCGTGGCGCAAGCCAACAAGTAAAAAACACAAAGGTAAACAGCGAATCAAAGAAAACTTATAGAGGAGCTTTTTACAAAAGATTGCCAAAGCAAGAAAGGAAGGAAAGTTTACACACATATCGTGGTGTAGAATTTAGTTCTTAGTATTATGGGGGGAACGCAATGTTCCCCTTTTTTATTGCCTATAAATAATGTTATGGCATATTCAGGTAAGTATAAAATTAAAAAGCCAGAGAAGTACGCTGGTGATCCTTCGAAGGTAACATATAGATCTCTATGGGAACGACAAGCATTTAAATGGTGTGAAAATAATCCACAGGTTGTTGCTTGGAACTCAGAAGAAATTGTTGTACCATACAAATATAAAGTCGATAAAAAATATCATCGCTATTTTGTTGATCTCCTTATTAAAATGGAATCAGGTGATGTTATATTAGTTGAAATCAAACCGAAGAAAGAAACAACTCCTCCAAAAAAACCATCACGTCAAACAAAAAGATATATCAATGAGGTAACTACTTATATTAAGAATACCGATAAATGGAATGCTGCCCAAGAATTTGCAGAAAGTCGGGGGTGGAGATTCGAAGTATGGACAGAAGATACTCTTAAAAGTCTAGGTATTAAAATATTAAGTGGTCCTGCGAAAGGCAAGAAGAAGTAGTATAAATAAAGGTATGGCAAGTTTATTTGATACATTACAAGCGCAGGCATTCCGATCTGGAATTAAAGCAAGAACAGATCAGTCAAAAAACTGGTTTCGTAAAAAGGTTGCCGAGCTAGGTGATGTAGATCGTCGTAAACTTTTAAAAGATGATGCACTTGATCCTACTACAAAAGAAATAGCTGGTAACATGTACATGTACTTTTATGATCCAAAGCATAAAGCTACATTACCATATTATGATCGGTTCCCATTAATTATTATGGTTGAACCAGCTGAGGGTGGTTTTTATGGATTAAATTTGCATTACTTGGCACCAGGTGTACGTGCAAGATTTTTAGATGAGCTAATGAAAACTGCACCAAAAAAAGTTGGTGAAAATTCTCGTCTTACAAAAATGCGATATGATTTGTTAAAAGGTGTAAAAAAATATAAAGAGTTTCAACCATGTTTTAAACACTACCTTACAAGTCAAATAAAAGGTAGGTTAGTAAGAGTTCCGATGACTGAATGGGAAATCGCTATCTTCTTACCAACAGAACAATTTAAGAAAGTTAAAGCGGAAACTGTTTGGAGATATTCTCGCAAACAATATACAGGTAAATAAGAATGGCAAAATCAATAGACGATTTTAAAGCTACGGTTACTAAGAGACAAGGTCTTGCAAAGACTAATCGTTTTTTAACAATTTTTACTCCACCTACTCAAGCATTGTTAAATTTAAACCCACTTGATATAGTTGGTCGAATTGCTAATGAAACATTTAATGCTAAAAGTTTAATAAGTGATCCAAGAGATATTGCATTCCTTACTGAATCTGCACAATTACCTGGTCGTAATATTAATACATTAGATTTTTCTGCGGAAAAAGAAACACTTAAAATACCTAACGGTTTTATCGATGATGATGTTACAATGACATTTTATCTTACAAACGATTATTATATGAAAGATATGATGGAGACTTGGATGTCATCGATTGTTGATACAGAAAAATACCAATTAGGTTATAAAAAGAATTATCAAACAGATATTGTTATACAGCAATTAAATAGTTTTGATAGAAATGTATACGGTGTTAAATTAATTAACGCGTATCCAATAGCAATAGGAGCACTTGCTCTAAACAACGAATCTGAGAATGCATTTCAAAGATTACAAGTAACATTTGCATATGATAGATATGTACCACAAAATTTTATAGATTCATCTATATCTGGTGCAATATCAGCATTGCCAAATGAAGTAAAAAGATTATTACCAGATAAAATGCAAAGTGGCTTGAAAAATTTTACAACACTTAGTTCATTATTTTAATATTATTAGGAGAATATTATGGCTTTACCAACGTTGAATGCTGCGAAGTATAGAACAGTCATTCCATCGCTAAATCAGGAAATTGAATATAGACCTTATTTAGTAAAAGAAGAAAAGATTTTAATGATTGCAATGGAATCAAAAGATCAAGGGCAAATATTAAGAGCTCTAAAAGATGTAATTAAAGCGTGTGTATATGACGACATTGATGTAAATAAATTAGCAATGTTTGATTTAGAAGCATTATTTTTACAACTAAGAGGAAAGTCTGTTGGTGAATCAACAGAAATAAAAATTAAATGTAAGCATTGTGAAGCTGAAAACCATCAGGAAATTAATTTTGATCAAATTAATATGCCTGTTGTTACAAAACAAAATAATGTTATTGCTTTAACAGATGACGTAGGTGTTACACTTAGTTATCCATCAGTAGGTGGATTGGAAAAGCAAGATCAAAAGGCAAGCAGTGTTGATCAAGCTATGAATATGATTGTTGATTGTATTGAATCAATATATGATGCATCGAATGTATATTCGGCAAAAGACGAAGGCACAAAGGCAGTAAAAGAATTTGTTGATTCTTTGAATAGTGCACAGTTTAAAAAGCTAACAGCATACTTCGAAGAAATGCCGGCAGTAACTTATGATATGAATTTTGATTGTGTTTCATGTGGTGAAACAAATGAGATGGAGTTGAGAGGCTTCGACAATTTTTTTGGTTAGGCCTCTCTCACGATACCTTATATAACCACTATAAGACCAACTTTGCGATGATGCAACACCATAATTATAGTCTCACGGAATTAGACAATATGATGCCGTGGGAAAGAGAAATATATGTTGCA